CTGGAAGAAACCCGATTTCTCATCTTAACTCCGAGCGTTTTCGCTCAGTCAAGTGAGACCCATTCCCTTCTAAGTTTAAGGGAATCTCCGACCTTGTATCCATGCTCCCATTTAACATCGGGAGACGGATCCTGCAAGAAGTAATCCAGCAGGTCAAAGGCGGAGCCCCGACTCTTCTTTCTTGTAGTTGCACGTAACACTAAAGCTTTCGCTTCGTGTCGACACAGGGACTCGTTCCATCTTGGACGAGACCGTCTCACGACGGTTCCCCTACTATAACTGAAGAGTCGGATTCCATCGCCTGGGCTATTACTGATAGGCAGCTTTTCGATCAAATTGTCGTTGAGCTGCTTCAGCATATAGTCAGCCGAACGCCACCATCCCATGCGGTGCAAGTTATTACTAACTTCCACCCATGAAGCAATGGCTGCCGGTTTAGGCTTTGGTTCTAAGCATAGGCTGGAGACATATACAGGGGTTACATCTGTACCCTCATACATATCCTTCCCGCAACTTTCGCGGAAAAAGCCGGTGTGGTGCGTTTTTGACGCATTCACCTTTAACTGCAAAGCATGCAGAATATTGCTTAGAGTGTCTACTGCGGACGATGAAATAGCGATATCATCGCCGTAGACCCTGACGTACTTGGCAACCTTCTTAATATTACGGTTGGTTGCCTTCAGATTTCTGGAGTGCAGCTCCGCTGTTAAACAGCATGCTGCATAAACCATAGTCTGAATTGGAAACGTCACTGCGCACCCTTGACCCGCAAACTTCTTGAGTTTGACGGAGAAAGGAAAAGTTCCCGTGCCATCGATAACGACGCGGGTTCTAACTGCATGGAGATGTGAGAGGAGCGATTGATTAAAACCAAAAGCTCTTTCAACAGTCCAGCACGACAGGCGATCGCTCGCGGAGGATAAATCCACCGTGGCAATGTCACCTGAAATGCTACCTTCCTTAGCAAAGGCCTGAGATGGCCCCTGATCATGGAAGGATATGCAAGTGCGTAACGGAGTCGTGAGACTTTCACGAAGCCACCGCAACATTCCTTGTTGAAGGAACATATGCGGGGCTGGTTCAGAAGTAATTAACCTAGGTCCCTTAAAGGTCTTCGGCACAGCAAGAAGCTTAGCCGGGGGTTCCTTTTGAGAGACTGGTTTCATTACGGACATCCCGAGATTCGGCGTACAAAAATGCGCAAAATCAAAGGTGCCAGCTAATTTTGCTGGCCAAGAAGCGAACAAATACTTATCGCTTCCGGTCCTAATGTCTGAACACGCTCCGGGCCCATGTCTTGGGATAATCTCGAAGGTTCTTGGTTCTGATTGTGGCATAACTCTCGCGCAAACTGCGTCGAGGAGCGGCCATACCTTACTCCATCCTGGAAAGCTTTGCTTCCCAGAAAAGGATCCGTCGGAAAAAGTATGACGGAAAGGTAACCAAGTATCCCGATCCCAGCTCCCGCAAGGGAGCCTAAGATCTTTTTCGATTTCCAGAAATTCTTGAACACTAGCTTTAATCCTTTCTTTTGGACAATCAAGCTTGACCTTCTTAAACATTAGAAGGACTTGCCGAATTGTAGCTACGTGTGATGGTTTAACTTCCTGGAAGATTATTCCTGACATGTCGAAAACAAGGCACAAGAGAGCATTATAAATCCAACTGGATCGAACACGCTCTTCGGTGTCAAGTTTGCCAAATGCTTGTGGGACCGTTTTAAAGTCCAAATACTGGCTGCTTAGCCCCTTATCAAATACCTTCCCTAAGTCTGGGAGGTCGATAAGAAGGATTTGCTTCCAGCCACGAGTTATGGCCCTTTTCTCTACTTCTTTGTAGAAAAGGTCGAGGTGTATTCGCAGATCTTGATCCTCAATTATAGCGTCTTTTAGTACGCTTGAAAGAAGGTCGAGTTCTGCAATTTTGGTATGCACCATTTTCTGGCTCCATAGTTGAAGGCAGTGGTGGTACACTACACTAGAAGGGCGCCTCGCGGCGCCCCCCTTACCCTGTTAAACCTGTTTGTACAGTTTATAGCACGGGCGGGATCCAATGCCGGCAATTGCCGACGGACTATCCGCCCCTCAGTGCTATCGCATCTCCATTTAAGGAGTTAGCTTACGATTCACCCGCGATGATTTTGGCAATAAATGCCGCATCAACGAGTGTGTCGAGAGCGTCTGCAGCTTGCTGCAGTTGCGCTGTATTCTGCGTGCCTTCGAAAGTTTTGAAGACGCGCCAAACGCCGGGAACCCGAATGAGTTCTCCGGTAGTGGCATCATAGTGCTCGACGTCAAGTCGGGCCATATGGCTGTCACCAGGTTCGCCGCGATTCGCGAAAGTGTGTTTGATCGACAAATTGAATTTATCGTCGCCAAACTCACCGCGATATTCGGACGAGTATCCCTCTTCCTTGATACGCGTAAGCGTTACGGAATTGGTATTGTGGGTGATAGAGTAAGTGTTATCCAACATTGCAGTTTTCCTGTTTATGGAAGACCCTTCCCGCTTGATTGCGGAAAAGGAAGTGGACGCTTCACAGCGTTCGCCACGTTGTGTGGCTTCGAGGCATTATGTTACCCGCGGATAGTTTTACCGCGGAATGCCATTGCAACAGCAAGTGAGGTCAGTACCCCAAGCTTTCCCGTTAAAGGGTTAGACTTGAAGTGAAAGCCTGCACTAGGTGTTATGTGCACTGAGCGAGATTTGTAGCTGCTGGTGATTTCACCAGGGGATATCGATATAGAATCGAACCCGTTTGCAGCTGTTAATTGCCTAGTGGCCTTGCACTCGTCGTTGACCATTATACAAATGGTATCAACTGCGTATGGCAAGACGCCACGGTTGGCCTCCAAATAAGCGGAGACGCCGATAAAGTAGTCAATTAACCAACTCCATGGAATTGCATTCCACAGGGTTGACGCGCTCAAAGATCCTCCAAGAGCACGCTGAAGAGTTTGCAGCCCACCCTCCCGAAAGACGGGGGATGAGAACTGCGGCTCCAGTCGTGCGGAGAACCAAGCTTTACGGGTATTGGTATAAGCCGAATGGCTTTCGTACCAACGCCCACCGGCAAGGTTTCTCCTCTTGGTGGACCCGGTCCACGAATGCGGATAGGACTCAAGCGTCCCCTCAATTGGCTCTGAAGATTTGAGCCTCTCGATTTCATCTCTGGATTTCTCCACTAGCTCAACTAAGTTGGCTAGTTTATGGAGGTCTCCTATGAGTGGTGCCCAACCAAACTGGTAGGCAATCGAGGTTTCTGCTATAGATCCCGGTTTTCCTCGTAAGAGGTCGCCGAGATGTTTTAGCATTCGAGGGTATTCCCGAAGTTCAAAAAGGAACAACGGGACATCGACTTGAGGTACATTAGGATTCAGGCTCGCGAGAGCCTTGTCCACATAATACCCGGTAGGGATTATGGGCCTCGCTATACGATTGTAGTAGACGGAATAACCGACTGCTTCAACGTAAGAGTCAATAGTTAGCCATCCTGTGGCTCTGACTCTGGGCCATGTTTTCGCATTGTGTTCCTCCTTCTCAAAGCTATTTTGCTTCAAGTAGGGGGGACCTGGAGATAAATGGTCAGTTGTTATCATATAATGGCTGCGCCACGTGTCCTGTTTGTGCTCTTTACGAGTTCCAAAGGAATTCACGTAACTCCATAAGCCACCGTTCGAAGAACGGAGGTTACCGGTATCTCTAACTCGTGCCATCTACCTACACCCTTGTTGCAAGGAGTCAAACGATTTGAACGGAGCAAGGCTCCGCGAGGCATCCCTGAAGTGGGAT